TGCCAACTTTCAAATATTTGAAAGATAGAGCAAAGAACCCCCTATCATTTAGGCTAACTTTCAAAGATGCCTAAAATACAACTAATAATTCTTGCTAACTTTCAAGAATGATATTAATTGGACCCCTATTTTCTTGCTAACTTTCAAGAGTTCTTAGATTTTAGAAACATTTTTGGCTAACTTTCAAGAAACGATATTGTTTCACCCCTCTATTTGCTAACTTTCAGATATTTCTAAAAAGATTTCTGATGACCCCCCGTATACCCCCTATTACTTAGGCTAACTTTCAGTGTCATCATTGTTATTTGTGTAATCATTTCTTGTTACTTTCTTATAGATCATTGGTTGCTCTTTAACTATTTCATCCATTGCTTCTTCTGTTCTTTGCTTGTCTAACTCATCCCCAAAGGTGCTAGCACTTACAGTCCTACGTGCCAGTAAACCACTTGTGTTATGACCTAATCTCATATCATACTTGAACCATGCTTCGAAGTCATTGAAGGGGTCATATGGGTTATCATATGTGGTTAGCATATAGTCTGCCATGATGTTCTCCTTCCTCAACTTCTAACGTATTGCGATACAGCAGATGGTGAGATGTTATACTTCTCAGCTATCTCTTTCTGTGTATACATTCCTGAATCATACATCTGTTTCATGAGACTGATCTTAGCTTGTGTTATTGTTACCTTTGTGTCTTTAGGTGTAGCTAGATTACGAACTTTATCTTCATTTGCATATCTTAAGATCTCTCTTAACTTACTAGCAGAGATAGCATTAGCTTGTATTGCTTCCCATTGTCTGGGTGTGATCTCTATCTCATGTCTACGAGCACCAAGTTCATCTCTAGCTTTCTGTAATTCTTGATCTTTAACTCTACTCTTATGTTCATAGTCCATACCAGGATGCTCTTTAATGTATTGAGATGATCTGATACTGGCTATTGTTTGTGCTTGCCTTTCTCTAGGACTGTTAGACTTTGCTATTCTTAATTCGGTATCTAATTCCTTAACCTCTTTCTCATAGATCTTTTTAGATGCTTGAGATACAGGAGTGGGTTTAATAGAACGACTAACCTTTCTAGCCTGGTCACCCATCTTCATAAGTTCAATAGCATACTCTGCATATGCTTTTTCTTTAGGATCGTTCTTAGATCTAACAAGTTTATATGGATCATCTACAGTCTCCATACGTCTAACTTTCTGCTGGACGGGTACTTTTTCATCTAGATACTTTACATACTCATTGCCGTTCTCATCCTTAACCTTCTGTGTCTTGTTACGAAGTCTTCCAGTTTCTCTAAAGATCTTCTTTCCTGCATCATAAGCTTTCTGCTCCTCTGGTTTCATCTTTGATCTATCATTTATCTCTTTTCTTTCATTCACTAATGTCTTTGCATTAGATCTAGAGAATATTGTAGATGCTCCACCATCTTGATACTTTTTCTGAAGCTCTGCTATTCTGTTATCTTTTGCAGATCTTTTAAGATCTAGGTGATGTTTCTCAGAATCAATAACAACCATTGAATGCTTAACGGCTCTTGCTATCTCTTCTGGAGGAGCTCCTTGTGCAGTCATGTCTGTTATCAGATTAGTTACAATTCCCATCTGTTTCTGTTTGTAACTATCTGTTATTTTTGGTGCATCATCTGGTAACTTATAAGATTTAGGATCAAAATTCTCTAATTCTTTTAATGGTTTCATTGATGCTACTTTTAAATTATTAGATTTCATTGGGATGACAACAACTGTATCACCATCAAAATCTGCACCAGATATAATTGATGCTGTCTTGGGTGTGATACCAACTGCATCTGTTGCATTTGACATCACTTTCTTTGCTTCTTTGCTCTTATTATTGACTGTTAAGATTGGTATTTCAAATATACCACCATGTGGATATCTAATAAGAGCCACAGTATCACCATCTTTAAATGCAGGAGCATAGATTTCATTGTCCTTCATTTTTGGAATTGGTAATATAACTTGGAATGCCTGGTTCTTAAACCCTTTTGTTGATAGATCATTCATGTTACTATCACAATTTCTAGCAAAATCTTCTAACATCTTCTGTTTAACTATAGGGTTAGTTAAATTCATAATGTCAGATAACTCAGCTTTCTTATCAGCAACTGACAATCCTATCTGTTGTTTGATAAGTTTCATTGGCTGTTTGGATAGAAACTGTGTTGATAAGTTTCTAGACCAAGTATCCCATTCTCCTTCTTCACGAAGTTTGTTGATTGGTGATAAACTGTATCTTTCTCCTTTATCACCTTTCTTTGCTTCTACAAATACATCACCTTTACGAATATAATTACCCTTAGGATCTTCATAAAAGCTCTGGCCACCACGTTTGATCAATGCACCAAATGGATTGTTTTCATCTATCTCACCATTTGCATTGGTCTTCATTTGTTTTAACACACCATGATCTTCATCCATCATAGGAACTGTGCTTTTCTTATTAGTGTTAAATATAATATCAACACCATCTGGCATGTCTTTAGGATCAGCATACATTGCCATTCCTTTGATATAATATTTACCATCAACAGCTATTCTAACTTGTGCATATTGTGATGGTCCAAGATCTAAATCTTTTACACCTGGTCTGATCTCTATTACACCATCTTTATCTACTCCACCTTCTTCTGCATATCTTATGCTTACTCTTTTGGAGTCTAGACTAGCAGGGAATTTCAAAGTATCATAATCTTTCCCTTCATTTGGTGTATAATCCTCAACTGTTGCTGGTGGATTCTTAGTCCAATCTACCCATTTCTGTCCATTATCTGAAGTTTTAACTTCTGTGCCTGGAGCACAAACAACAGAAATTGTAGTTTTCTTGTTTTTATTTGTTGGCTGGGGAACTTGGCACTTTGCAACAATATAACCTTCTTTTTCTAGCATTGCTATTGCAACCTTCATTGTGTTATCTGTTACATTAAGTGATATATTTGTTCCGGGACCAACATCAATTACTCCACCTTTTCTATCGATAACATCTTTTAAGTAATCAGCAGTGTTTTGGTATTTATTCATAGAAGCTTCAAGATCTTCATTGAGTAACTTCCTAACAGAAGACTCATTTTTATTCATTCTTCTTGCAACTTCTGATACATTACCATTACATTCTTCGAGTAATTTCCTTGCTTCATACACTTTAGCACGTCTTTGTTCTGCATTTGCTATAGCTATTTCTGCTTTAAGTTGTGCTGTGGTCGCATCTTTTCCAAGAAGAGCAATTGCTATGTCTTTCTGACTATAACCTTTCTTCTTATAACGCTCAACTTCAGACAAGAAGTCATGTTTATGCTGTCCTGGGTTTTCACCAGAACCATAAGCAAATCTTCCAGAACCTCTTCCTGGCGGATCATCTAAATGACCAACACCATAATGCAATAAATCAGACATATTCCTCGTTCTCCTTGATCTCATCTATGATCTTGTCAAATATAATAATCTTATCCATGATTGGAGCAATTGTATCGGCTTCTGGTTTTCCAATTAGAATATCATCATTCTGATAGATTCTAAGTTCTATCTCTATGTTTCCAGGTTTAATGTCATACTCAAGACAAAAAAGAGAAGCATAGATTTCTAATTGATGTAAAGAAGCTGGTGTTACTCCAGTTTTTAAATCATGAATCCTTAAAAGGTCATTCTTAAATATAATTGCATCAGCTGTGCCGAAACAATTATAGGAATAGAAGAGCACTTGCTCTGGTCTCATTCTGTAACCTATTGCATCATTTACATACTTGTTCAATGTCTTATTTGACTTTGGTAATCTTTGCTTTAATCTTATACATTCTGCAGCAAATGCATGTAATTCTGTTCCACGCTGCTTTGCTAAAGCATTTTTATAACTCTCTCTAACCTTATCTTCACTGTAATTAAGCCAAGAGTATTTACTTGCTCCCAGAAACGCATGTGCACCTTCTGGTACTTGGCTTGAATGATCGTTCCAGTTCATTTAGTACCTCCTCTTCATTCTCTGGAAATATAAATGATGAGAACGACATCTTATTCATTTCACCCACATAATATTCTTGATTGGGTCTATGTTTAGACTTGCCATCTTTCTTACATTCTAATGTGGCCCAACGTTTTTTGTACAAAACTGTAAGATCAGGAATGCCTTGAATATAATTGGGATCATTCTTTAGCACAATACATCCTGGCAAACGATCCTTGATCTTCTTTATTAGTTGTGATTGGAACTGATTCTCTTTCATAATCACCTCCAAAGACAAAAAAATAAGAGAAGAATAAAAGCCAACGTAGGAATGTTGGTTACGTTCATCGCCCAGTCTGTTTAAATGGCCTGACGTTACCTGCTGTGCCATCACCTATTTCTAGGCCCTCGTCCGTTTTAGAACTCTTTTATTCTCTTCCTCTCTATTAGAGACCAATATTTTGGGGCGAATAGCATTTTTTGAGAATATAATGTCATCTCAGCTTCTTTTCAAAGGCTCTTGCATTAAAATCATGCTTATTCATAAGAGCTCTCCTTATAGCATAGTCAATGTTTGACTTAGATCTTAAGTGATAGTAATATAATTCATGGTACGGGGTGTTTCTCCTATCGATTCTCCCAGCAGCTTGCTCAGTCTGCCTATAAGAGTAGGATTGACTGTAGAAGATGATTGTATCTGTGTCTGTACAGTTCCATCCTTCACAACCTGCGATGTACTGAACAATATATATCCACCTACTACCTTTTGGTAATGCATCGTGGTTGTGGCCATTCCATTCTCCATATTCAATTCCTTTCTCTTTGCAATATTCTCTTAACAATTCTAGTTCATAATCAAAGTTGTAAAATATAATTGCTTTGTTGCACTTTGTTATTACTTCATCAACAGCTTCTATTCTACTCTTATCAGAATTGCATACTCTTCTTAGTAGATAACACAATTTTCCAGTTTCAGCAATGGGCTGATTCTCATATGGATCCCATCTCTCTTTCATAATTCTTTTATACAGATTAATGTCATACTTTACTGGAATATCTATATTGTGTCTTATAGTATCTCGTTCATCTTTCATGGTTACTAAAATACTTTTACGACATTTCATCAAATAGCTCTCATTTATGTATCTGTCAATCTGAGGATATTTCGCAAACCTGTTAAATATAACATGTCTTGTATTAAACTCAGTTTTATTTCTATAAAAACCATTTGCTATAAACACTGGAATATAATCAGACCAAGTGTCACCAGGTGTTGCTGATAACAATATCCATTCATTACTTTTAACTATTTTCAAAAAGCTTTTAGTCCATGAACCATATCCAACCACTCTTTGTTCATCAAATATAAAGAATGAGTCTTTAACATCAACGTATTTCTTTATATTGTTCCAACTATCAACAACTAATTTCTTATGACCATTAGATGTTTTTGGATTTGAATTTAACATAAATGGTTGACATTCTTTAATCCACTCAGTAGAGTCTCTCTTTTTTGCAGTAGTGATGATGTAAAGATCTTTGGGAGATTTCATCTCTTTGTATGACCCTGCCCCATTGATCTTTAAACCACCATCACATACTTTCAAAATATAATAAGCCAAAGCTGTACGAGATTTGCCAAGTCCAACTCCAGCACAGAGTATGCAACCATTTCTCATTCTCTCAACAGCTGATAGCTGTTCTTGGCTAAGCTCTACATTCATTCTTTTTCTTCCCACTTTTCAGGTTTACGGCTGTCTTGTCTTGCTGGTATCTCCAAACATGTATTACATGGTTCATCTGTATCTTTTACATTCACATGCTTGCATGATGGACAATACATGTCAAAACTAACAATATGTAAATTTTCCTGACTCATTGTTCTACCTCTCTAGGAATATAACCATAAAGGTGCATTCTAATACCTTCCTGTTTGTAATACTCTTCGTATGTTAACGGGTGTTCTGGATCATTAGAATATAATGGGTTAGTTGTACAAAAACATTGCTTACCACAATGGAGTTCAAACCTACCCTTACACTTTACATTTTTCTTTGGATCACAAATATAAAATCTATTTATATGATTCATACTACGTTTTCCTTCCAGTTCAAGGAGAAGAAACCCTTATTCCTAGTTGTCTGATAGCCCTTGCCATTTACATTAGCGACTTTAGAGTAGTCTCTCTTAGCAACCTTCCGGTAGCCTCGCCTCTTCATGACATGTCTGGCAACCATACG